CTTCAGCCAAAGTGAGTCCCTGCTACGAAATTTCCTCTAGCTCTGATCCTATATCTATAGGATATTTTCTTCTTGTGATTCCTACACATTATTTTTGGTGCTATCGCTATTTCCTCGCCAAGCTTTTCAAGTTAATATTTCTTTCTCTCTATCATATTCTATTGTCATTGATATTCCTTTAATGTATTGATGTGTGGGGGGGGGACTAGCACCCAGTTGCCAACTGGGTGTGGAACACTATGTGGGGCGAAAACCCCATATAGTAAACGTGGCCTCGCGGCTGCCATCCGCGATGGTGATCTTAGCGGCCCTGAAGGCCGCTGCGTATATTGTGGTGCGCTCGCCCAAATTGAAAAGGGTGCACCACAGCCCAAAACAGCTACTGGGCCTAAATGTAGCTGCTGGCGCACTGCTGTCGCCAGGTGTCCCAAACATGGGGCACAACCAACTCCTGCAAGGGTTGGAAAGCAGAGCGCTCCTGAGCTTAAGAAGGAGAGGGTTGAGCTTCCCTACAAAAAGCAGACTTGCGCTGTTGTGGTGCAAGTTGGTCCACTAGAGTTGGTTTATCCAGCTCTTGTGTCTGAGGAGAAGGAGCCTCGGAGTGCTGCCTCCCCACTTAAGGAGGATGAGTATGTCCCTATGGGACTCACTTTGGCTGAAGCGCCAGAGTGGTTGGCCTACCCTCTTGAGTGTAGGCCATATACTAACGCTGCTCCTGCAGCGAAACCCGTGTCTCAACGGGAAGAGTTCGCCCTCATTAAAAGGCGCCTTGTCAAACTTGGCAAGGAAAAGATGCGGTTGGCCTACCGCAAGCGACAAGACAAACTTGTCGCCGAAAAGAAGGCCCGTGCTGCGTACCAACGGAAGTACGATGCGTTACTCCCACTGGTCAGGGAGGCGCGAGCTCACATTGAATGTGAGCAAATTATAAGGGACCTCCGTGCTACGGAGAGACAACCCTTGACCCCAGCTCAACATGAGCTGGTTTCTAAATCCTGTCGGCTGGCAGGTGAGGAGAGGGCTTCTATGGAGGCCTTTCTTCTAGGCGCCAAGGCTAGGCGTCACCGTGTGTGCCCTCATGTGGCACCACGGGAGGAGATTGAATCTCCCCGAGTTGTGCCGAGTTGCACAACCCCCTGGTCAGGGCTTGGAATGACCCTAACCTCCCTTCGCGATGGAGGTTCGAGTGATGCGACTCTTGGAGTCAAATCACTAGCGTCCCGGCAAGGGGATTATACTTGCAATTCAGCTCTTGGCTTTCCTACCAAGAGCTATGCTGTGGCAATCATGGCATCTAGCTTGGAAAGAGCTAGGAAAGTCGTGCGTGCGACTATAAACTTCGCGAGGGGTGTTAAAACTCTTCCTAGGAAGATGTTAGAAGTAGCATCTAAAATTAAAACTAAAGTTCTTTCTGTGCAACAGAAAGTCGCACCAGAAGTGGTGGATAAGTGTACTATTGTCCCTGACATTGGTCAGGTCCCACAAGAAGTTGTGGTAAAACAAACTAACTGGAATGGAATCCAGCTCCCAGAGATGGGAGTAAGAAATATCTATGCTTTCCATGATGATTCATGGTCTGCTAGTCCAGAGGAGGACGAAAAATACACCATTCCTTGGAGCAATCGATGTGGACCATGTGTTCATGCGGTTATTCCAACAACTAAGGTGCCATATGACGATTGTTGGTATATGGCTAGTAGTTGTCGAACAGTACGCCAGGGGATCCGTGAACTTGAAAAAGCTATCATTGGTCTCTATTTGGGTGCTAAAGAGGAACGAGCTGAAGAGCTTGCAAGACAAACTAAGGAACCTGAAGTGCAACTTGAGGTCCAACGGGAAACCGTTGTAAAACAAATTAATGAACCATGTGTGCAACGTGTGGTCCTGGTTGAATCACCAGAGCAAATTGCTGAACGAGCGCGCCAGACCGCTTATGAAGCTGAGATTGCAGCGCAGAGGAGGAGACAACAGATTGATTTCTGGTATATACCCCTCTCCATGAAGATGCTACTAAAGGAGCCTGAGATGCAATCTGAGGTCCAACGTGTAGACGTTGTTAAAGAAACTAAGGAACCCGATGTGCAACATCAGGTCGCTCCAACTGCGGAGGATAAACAACCACAGCCCTTGGATGAGGAGGAGCTCGTTGATTGCGAAAGTGATGATGAACCCGACTTTTCCTGGGTTATGGACAAGTATGGTATTACTCGACCATATTTGACAATGACTCCTATCAAAAGGGAGAGCAGAGGAGCGTACTTCGCAAATTTGCGTGTTGGCTCCCATGCTTTCTATATTGAACAGTGTCGAAGGAGGAATAAATTATCTAGAGAGATGTGCATGGTTAAGCGCACTTGCGCCTTACCACAGACCTTTAGGTATATTATTCGGCCCAAAGACCCTGATAGGAGAGAGTACGAGTTGTTCCAAACCATGGTAACAAAGAAAATTGCGGCAAATGAGCTGGAAGTTCGAGTGCCGCGATATAATCCTGATGGTATTGGAACACGCTTGGACATTGACAATCATTTTATTTATCGAGCTGAATGTTTAGAAGATTGTCAGTGGAATGAAAGTACGGTGCAAGCTCCAATTGAAAATTGCACTCCTATGGATGACAAAAAAGGGGGTCATCCATTTGTACCTTTCTCCTTACCGATCCAAATGCGTGGTGATTTTCGCAGTGGAGGCCGTCTTCTTCGATCTCTACTCAATTTCACTCCATTTGGTGATTTGACTTGTAATTCCGCTTTAGGGGAGACCTCTGAAATTCAGAGCGGATGCAAGACCGTGATGTGGATGCCATTCCATCAATACACGCTCTCCAGACAGCTTGCCACTCGTAAGAGTAAGGTGAGTGGAGCTGGAGAGAATAGGGTTGCTGATAAAAAGCAACTAACAGAGAGAATGGTGTTCCATCAACCGGGCGTGCTCTCCCGGATGCAAAATCAAGAGCCACAAAAACTGAACAGGATTGGGTCCACCCGTTCGTTTCGCATGCCTGCTGTAGGTATGCCTAATATGACGGGACGCGTAACCATTCCTGTTCAGGCGCGACCAAGAGCCACCACTCTCATACGGGATGGTGAAGAAGTCACTCCTGCGCGTTTCTCGACGTGTAATAGTGCCCTTTTAGCCGATACCAGCATTGCTTACATTGAGCAAGGGTGGTGTCCCAAGGATGCCACGGCTGGTAGAGTCTTAGAGGCTATAAATCTCAGGGAAGAGATTGCAACAGGAGACAATTTGGTTAAATATGATTGGCTTGCGAAAGGCATGATTGAACCAGATATGTCTGTGCGTCTTACCGTTGGACAAAACCCCTTCGTGGGAATTTCCATCGGTGTTTGTTGTGATTTTTCCGGGCGATTGGCACAATACTATGATGGTGCAACTGCGATACCAATTGAAATATGTAATCAGTTGCCAAATTTTGTGTGTCCAATTTCTGAGAGGAGTGTCTTTGTACATAAGATTAATATGCTCCTTGCGGGTTACAATTTGTTTCAGACCCAGAAACATTTTGCGGACCCGTATATTTTAGTATACATTATAGACACTAACACTTTGTCAGCTAGTGATGAGTGGGGGTATACTATCGAGTTGTGTGTTCATAGTAGTGTACATACTACACAATTCGCTCGCACACCCTTCCTCACGCTGCCTGGCACTTTCGATGGAACTTTACCATTGGACCTTTGGCGTGGCCCTTTTTCCTTCAAAACGGGAAAGAGTGCTCCTCGAGAGGAACGCATTGGTATTAATTTTGGCTCCAAACGCACATATAATAGCGGAGCCAAAGAGTTTTACTCGCTTCCAGCAGCCCATATTCAACTTTTACAGAGTGTGGGAGGCATTTTGCATGGAAGCGTTATCCAGACTGGTAGTAGGGCCATATCATGTGAGCTCTACATGATTTTACAGCCAGATAAGACTGCTAATAATTTGGAGCAGGCTGTGAAACTACCAGGATGTCGAGTGCCCACGGGGGGGGGTCCTTTTTCCTTGCGTATACAATCAGCTTTTTTGCGATCCCAGATCTATGAGACGGGAGTACAATTGGTGATTTACGCTCTTGGTGGGCCCCTGGGCGCTGCAACGATTAGCGCTCCCTATCAATACATGGTACATTTCTCACACATTACGGAGGAAGAGGGATTTGTACCACGTCCTATAGGAACCATTCTGGAATTTAATTGGGCAACTTTGGCACAGTTGACCCTCAAAGATAGGTTCCAAATACCAGCTCGACTGAGTGATCTGGTCATACCGGGTGTCTCTGTCCACATGCGCAGTAATCCTCTAGCTTCCATTATAGGAGCTTGTGGGTTCTTTCGCGGACATGTGACCTTTATATTGCAATGGTCACTCAATGTTGAGCATGTCAAGCCGAAGACGTATATGCAGGTTCAAACCTGTGTGGGCACTTTCATCCCCGCTCCTGTTAAACACTCTCAAATTTTGCAGAGCTGGGTTGTGCCTATTAGTCAACGGTTTGAGTTACGTGTGCCCTTCGATTTAGTCGATTATCCTGGGTTTAATAGTTCAGGTGGGATAGGTCTCGATCACATGCAACCTTTCATAGATATTGCGTGTGGAGACTTTTCTCAGTTGGAATATTTTAATATCAACGTTGAACTCAAACCAGGATTTGAGATATACGGTCGAAGCGTAACGCCACTTAAGTGAGACAAGTGGAGTTGCGATTGTTGCAGTCAGTTTTGGAGTCTCATCCTTTCTCTGTAGGTAACAGAGGGTCTAGTCCGCCTTAAGGACTAGCAAGGGTTGGCATCGCTTAGCGAGATGTGAAGACCGGAGTAACGCACCGGGAGACCCCAGACTTACGTCTGCCCCATGAGCACATGGGTTGCAATCATTTATGTTGCTTGTATGTATAAATACGCATCTTATCATTTTATACGTATTCACATAGAATCGACAAATCTTATAGTTTTCAATAAACCCACATAAACTGTCACTAATAGAGTGGCATACGGTTGAGTTCTTTAGGACGCCTTCCGTTCCGTGAAATCGGTATACGTGTGAAGATAGGGATGCTCATCCATTAAATGAGCTAGGTTGTTGGAGCCGATCTGAGTCCAACCGCATTTTGTCACTTTAGATATAAGTGACCCGGTCTACTGCTTCCGAGCCGGTATAAATCTTAAAGCGCCCAGGCGTCCATGACTTCATGGCACGGGGACGTAGATTAAGTCATCTACAGAAAAATGACTTCGCCTTTGATTATGTGGCCGTGATGGACATATCCTCTCATCTTTCAGAGAGTATATCTTTGTTTTAGTACCCGTGATGAATGTAGTTTTGAAACTACTGGAGGTCTCAGAGAAGAAGCGTTTTGCCAAACGACATTGGCTCAAGGTCTATACGACGTTAATTTGATAGTGTACTCAAGAAGTTGAGGGGTGGCACCCTTGCTTTGGATGAGGTCCGGAGATAAAAACCGGGGGGTAATTAACCCCAGCTATCGGTATAGGCTGACCCCCATGAGGGAGCTCATGGCGCATTTTGGTGACTTTTTAGACATAAAGTCCCATTTATGTAGTAGCGCAAGGCGCTGGTGTTGAATGTTATTGAACCTGGCGTTGCAGCGCCTGCTTTTCAAGATTGGACGTGATTACCATGAGAAGAGGGATTTATACAACAACCCCCTTGTGTTGCTTTGTTTTTTTTACTGTTTTTTTAGACTCCTGTGAGCATTAAGCAAAAGCAGGTCGAACCTTCAGTAAGTTCACAAAAATATTTGTATTTTTTTTTGTGAGAGTTTGTGATTTATATTTATATCTCTTTGTTTTTTTCACGA